AGATCGATCAATTGCCGAATAACCCCTTGTTGTGACTCAGGTATTGAAGATTCTGGATCACCAAGCATAGAGGTCAGACCAGTGATCATGGTGTCTACTTTTTGTTGATCTTTATCTATCTGTGATTTTGTTTTTGTTGGTCCATACTCAGCATATCCACCTCTAATCTTCACAAGTCTTTGACGTTGTTGCTCAACGGTTTCAGCATTACTTTCAATTAATGCTTCAATCACTTTGTTTTCAGACTCAACTCCCTTGAGTTTCAGTTTCTCAGACTCTTGTATCAGTTGTGCTCTGTCTGTATCTGAAGCAATCTTGTTGATAGCATCCTGCATCATCATCTCTGCTTCTTTGTATAACTGAGACCTCTGCTCTGCTAGGATCACGTTTTGGTTTTCTATGGATACCTTTTCTCTGTCTAACTGCTCTTTCTGTATTGCCAGATCGTCTGCAATAGCTTGATCAATAATTTCTAAAGCAAAGTTTTTAGTCCCTGTCATTGCTGAAGCATAAGCACCCAAACCTGCAGCTATTGCTGCCAAAAACTTTTTACCTGTATCGTCTTTACCAAAGAAAGGTTTGATCTTCCTCTGCCCAATGGCTTCCAGTTTTTTGTTGTTCTCAGTGATTCGTTTGTCAATTTCTTGGACTGCAAGAAGCTCAACCCCATCTTTGAAAAAGGGTTTGTACTCAACCCTATTAATAATTTCTTTGAGTTCAGGGTTTTCTGTGTACTTTGAAATCTGATCGAGTGTAATTTTTTGTGCAGTAGGTGACGTTAATTCTGGAGGTTTTGCAGTAGTCCTCACAGACTCAACAATAGCAGCACCCCTAGTAGGTTCTTCAGAGACATTCTTGGGTTCTGCTTCTAATGTAATTTCTTCAATGTCTTGTTTTGGAGGGGTAACTCCTAACTTTTCAACGATTAAAGGTGCAATGTCTTTCACCAGATCCATTGCTTCTTGTTTGTTTACAGGAACTTTTTCAACAATGGTCTCAACAACCTCTGGGAAGGTCTCCCTAAACTGGTCTGCTTTTTCTTCAATAGTTTCTCTGACCTCAACTACAGGGTCCACTTGATCAGGTTCTGGTTCTGTTATTGGAACCACATTTTTAGGAGGTTCTTTATCCCCACCCATAATGTTTGTTAATGGATTGTCACCACCTAAATATTTTGTATTTACCTCTCCAATAAATTCACCTACAGGTTTGATTGCCTTATCATAAATGGTACTACCCATTTCACTAAGCAAATCACCTAACCCCAGAGTCTGCAAGTCTTGTTGTTTCTGATCATAGTCAGGACGGTTTTCTGTCACATCTCCTGGTTCTTCTACTGGAAGATTTTTGTTCAATCTTATGTTTGCAACCTCTCTTGCTTCTGCTTCTTGAGGGGTCAGATCAGGATTAAACACAGTAAGTTGACCAGGATCTTGAGGAGGGTTGGAGACAAGACTATCCTGCACTTCTTTACCTGTAGGCATTCTGCCTAACTGTTCTCTTAGTTCACGAACCCTGACTGCAACTCTGGGATCTGTGAAATCTGTTTGTATCATTGATTCTTCTGCCATTAAAACCCTCCTGAAAATGCTTTAATCCCTACCCCTACAATGGCCCCTACTGCACCAATGACTGCTGCCCTCTCTTTAGAGTCTGCAGCGTATCTAGCTGCCTGTGCGTTGAGGTTGCCGATTGCCAACTGAGTGTCTGCATTCAACTGTGCGATCTTCTCTGCAGAGTCAATCCCTAACCGTGCGAGTTCTTGTCTGACATCTGCTTCCATCTCTGCCAGTTCTATCTTCACCTGAATGCCTTCAAGTGCCATTTGACCCTGATAGTTGGCAAGTGCAAGGGCATCATCGAGTGCTCTGGACCTGAGTGCTAACTCTGCATCCAGTTTGGACAGGGTGATGTCTTTCTCCAGGTTTGCTAATGCCACTGCAACGTCTATCTTACCTTGTGAAAGTGCTCTGCTCCTTCTTGTGTCAAGGTTTGCTAACTCCACATCTCTGTCCAGACTTGCCTGAGTAATCACCCTCTGGAGGTTGGCTTGTTGGATAGAAAGGTTACGGACCTGATCTAAGTCTGCTTGCTTGAATGCTTCCTGCTTCTTGGTCTCTAAGTTGACCATTGCTACCTGCAGTTCACGATCTCCTTGTTGCTTGTAGATCTGAACCAGACGGTTTTCTGCATCAATCTGTTCTCTGGATCTTAAGTCTGCAGCTTGTCCTGATATGACTTGTGCAGTTTCTGAATAGATGTTTCGGATCTGTCTTAGCTTGGCAGGGTCTGCAGTTCCTGCGGATGCTCCCAGAAGACTTCTGAGATTCTGTTCTGTAGCACGTTTGAGTTGCAGTTCTGCAGGAGAGGTTGCTTCACCACGGATTCTCTGCATCAGGTAATCACTTAACTGGTTCTCACCCTCCACCACATTATCGATTAAGTCTCTGTTCAGTTCTCCAATCTGATCAATCACTACCCTGTCAGGAGTTCCTACCTCACCAACTGCAACCTGCTCTGCAGGAGCAACCTGCTCTATTTCTGGTCTTACTGCATCTGCTACAGGTTCTGCTTGGATTGCCCTTCTTGCAAAGGCATCCACCTCCTCCGGGGTGAGATTAAACCTAGCTTCTCTCAGGGCAAGTCTTCCCATAGAGTCTAGGACTTCTCTGCGAGTATTTTCTGATAGACGGTTGGTTGCACCCTCTGGGAGATAGTTTTCAATCTGATCTGCAACCATCTCAAAGGTGAGTCCTTCTAGTGCAGACTGATCTAACGATCTGAGTGTGGTTGTAACTAGATCGGTGTAATTTTTGGTCTGCAACCTTGCTTCTTGATATGCGACTTCTTTCTTTTTATTGAACTCAGTCTGTACCTCAGACTCTGGCAAGTCTGCAAAACTTGGTAGTTGACCTTGTGATTTTATAAATTCGTAATCTGCATCTGTGGTTAAATCTGTGAACGATTGTTGAAGTTGTGATCTTTGTTCATCAATTCGTTGGTTCGCAGCATCTCTTGCTTCTGGAGAGGAATGCTCTCTACCAAGTTTGTCATAGTATTTGGGAGGAGGTGGTGGTGGTGGTGGAGGACGGTTGTTGTCGTTGTCTCTTTCATTTTGTGAGGGTGTATTGTTATTACTTGGTCCTGTTCCTGCTGAACTTTGGACTCCTGCATCACCAGTTGGATCACTTGCAGTCCCACTTGTGCTTGCATCGTAGTATGACCTAATCGGCCCCCCACCTACACCAAAGCCCTGAGTTCCAGGGATGGGTTCACCAGATCCTCCTGCATCACGAAGCATCTGTGCTTCACCGGGATTGATAAAGGCCAGACCCTCACCTCTGGTTTGTTGAAGCAGTCTTGCAAGTCTCAGAAGTTCATCATCCGTGAGACCACCGGGGTTCATTGGATTCATCATACTAATTTTTGTTGTGGTAGTTTCATGCCTGTGTCTCTGAGACCCACCTCCAACATCATATTGGAGACACTGTAGGACTGACCCACTTCAGGCTTTGCAGTCGCAGAGTCCTCTGTGTCCTCTATGGTAAATCTCAGACACTCACATTTCTGTTTGCCCAAGTGCATTCTGAACTGGTATACCCCGTTTGCCAGATCTCCACTACTACCTGATGCAAAGGTCTGAGATGCAAAGGGGTTCTCTTCTGCAAACTTAGTTAGGAAGAGGTCACGGGAGTAGTTAAACGTGTGTGTCTCTCGAAAGAATGGTTCAAAGTCATACCCCACCTGGACCTTGAGAATGTGATCTGACTGATACTCTCCTAAGACGAAGGCTTTACGAACCCTCTGCAGACCCTGTACTGCATCAGTCTTTAGCCATGAGGTTGTCAGTTTCAGAGGATAGAAAGCACCGTCATCTGTGTAGGCAGACGATTGCTCCCACACAGACCCGTCTGTTCTGAGATAGACGTAATTCCCTGTCTTCTGCCAGACCGTTGCTCCATTACCTTGGTGTGAGGTGAATATGGAGTATTTATTATAGTAGTAGTCGTAACAGATGGTGTCACCATTACTGCAGAGGAACCTGACCTGATTCACATCCTGCAGGAGATCTGCAGAGGTGATGGTATTGGAGTTAAACCTCTCCACAGGTGCTCCGATATAGACAGTCTCCAGAGAACGATTGAGGAGGTAGATTCCTTTGTTGGACTTAAACAGAATGCCTTGAGGGATCAGGACTATGGATCTGGGGTCTACACACCCTGCATCTGAGGTGATCAGTTGTGCATCACTGAAATCATTGTTATCCCCGGTGGGTGTAGGTCCATTACCTGTGATGAGAAAGATCCTGTTATCCTCAAAGAGAATCAGTTTCTCGTCCATTTGTTGAATACCAGTAATGGACTTTGCTTCGTTGACTGTAATCTTGAACGAGTCATTGAACTCAATAGCACTGTCACCCAATCTTTGTTTGGAGTAGTACAGAACCTGTGGATCTTCTGAGGAGACCACAAACATCCTGTTCTTAAACGTACCCAGAACAGACTGAGCAGGAGGTGCTATGTTGTCCAGAACCCCTCCGTTGGTATAGAGAGACTCCAGACCAATCAGATTTGCATCAGTGATTGATGAATCCACAAAACTTACTGTGTCTGCAGACTCATCATTAGAGACAGACCCTACTTTGAAATAAAGAGTCCCGTTGTTAATAGTCCTGTAAACCTCCACATCCACTGCACTGTGATCTGTAATCCTCAGTGTGGGTATGGTCAGTGTGTTTTTGGAGGTGCTTCCTGTGGTAGTTTGTTGGACTCCAGAGGACGGTGCAGAACGGTGTATCCTGCCATTTGCATCTGTGAAAACATAGATCACTTTGTAACTGTAAGTACCTGCAGCCAGTGACCCACTGGACGTTGCAGTTGCACAGGACACGTTCTCAGGAAAGATGTGGAAGCCTAACTCTGCGATCTCTTGGGTGTCATACAGAGATGTGAATCCTCCACCAGTGAGCAGAGACTTCCCTAGTTGTTTAGTCAAAAAGGTTCTGCTCCCCTCAAAGTCCACAGACAGTCTGGATATGCCCTTGAGAGAGTAAACATCATTACCTGTACTGGTCAGTCTGGTCTGCACCTGTGCAGGACACTCAAAGATACCTGATGCAGTGTTCAGAATACTTGTGGTTACTCCACGGGTCAGGTGTGCTCCTGCTAAACCCTGCTTGTACTTTGCGAGTACCAGACCTGATGAGTCAATGAGGAAGTATGTGGGTTGCAGAACACTTTCATGAATCACCCACAGATAAGTGGTACTGGAGAACTGAAAGGGTCTGGAGACTAATCCTACAGACCTCATGACCACTGTGGCAGAAGTAATCGAGTTTGAGGTGGTGGTGAATGTTCTTTTGTTGATCAGATGATCATAAGTATTGGAATCATCATGCTCGTAATACACCTCCAAAGTAGAAGCATCAGACAGGATCATGGAGATCCGATTGATCTTGGTAGCATCTGCGGAGGTGGTGGACCCACTCGTAGTCAAATCACCATTGAGATGAAATACCTTCAGACCTGTCCCAGAGGTACTCTTACCAAATGCTACATAAATGTCTGTCCCAATACTCTTGTCTGCAGAAATGGACAGAGAATCTTCAGCCTGTGCCGATAAGGTTGCTTCATTAGGAAATCCTGATGCCAGATTACCCTTTGCTGCACTTGAATCAATGTAGCTAACTGTGACGGTATTAGAGGTATTTGCATAAGCTACTACTGCAGAGTCATCTGTAGAGTCATATTTGACTACATCAAAGAGAAATGAAGTCGTATTTATGTCAGAAGCAACGGTGACTATAGCACCCAGACTTGTGGGTTGTTCCACATTGATTTGTCTCGCAGCCAGTTTCTCAAGTCCTGTGTCTGTGTCTGCATAGAATATCGTGATGTTTTTGCCCTGTGAGACCACTCTGGGACTTCTACCATTCAGATCCACCAGAGCATCCTCTAGGACTACCACACCATTGTCTGAGTCAACTACACTGCAACGTACTCCTCCAGAGGTGTCTTCCCAAGCATAGACGATGATGTTCTCACTAAGAGCACAATCGACTGCACTTTGCTGATTCTCATTTCTGATGAGGTCTGAAGAGGTTGCATCCACCGATCTGAACCCACCACGGTCCACCCACTTGGTCAGACCTGAAGCATACGAGTAGAGTTTGTTGGAACCAAAGACCAGGAGTTCATCCTCCAGAGATGTCAGTGCTTCTCCTGTAGGAAGTGTGGACCCATCCACTAACTCTGTACCCAGAGCAGAATAGCCAAACCTCTTCTCCACAGACTTACCCTTGGTGAAGACTGCATTCTCCAGTTCCACCAGTTTGGAGGAGAGAACTAACTTCTCATCTGTCTTTGTGTCTAAAGACCCAGAGAGGTCAATTGGGACGAGTGCTTTTTGGAGTGGCATTCTTAGAGTTATCTAAATCCAATAGTGCTTGTCTGTAACCTAACAACCGTTGTTGTTCTACTGAGAAATGGTTTAACTTTTCTTGGATTTTTAATAACTCTTGGTCTATCTCTTCTAGTGTTTTCATTCAGGCTTCGGATTGTCTGATTTAACCTGTGTTCTGATTGATTGTAAAGCATCTGCACTTTCACTTCTGTCTTCCATAACTTTTTCCCAAAGTGCTATAAGCAAATCATGTTCATTTGGAAAGTTTTGTTGTCTTGCCCTAGCGTAGGATTTAGAATCGTATTTGGCTTGGAGTTCAGCTAACTTTGATTGGATTACCTCTTCTGTTGGTTGTTCTTTTTCTGAATACCACTTAACAATTTTGCCATCTTTAACTTTCCATCCACCATCAATTCCAAGTTCAAAAATTGCATCAGAAATAGTTGGATTTCTCATTTTGCAACCTCATAAAAATGTGTGGCAAAAAATCCGTCTTGGTGATCATTATGTGGCACATAAACAGCAGGCGTTCCAGCTTTTCTATAAAAGAAACCATAATAAATGGTATCTCCTGCACTAAATCCAGTTACAGTATCTTTCGCTTCTATACTAGCGATACCAGATATGTCGTCATTAGCACTATAAATACTCCACGGATCACCACCTGAATTTTCTTGGTTTTTAGTCCAAACCGCATTATGTGAAGTAGTCACTGTAGCTGAACTATGTCTATAAATTCTTGCTCCATGACCAGAATTTCCATCTGCTCTATATTGCCAAACATGAGTAATATAAACATCAGAACTAGATGATTTTAAAGTAAAACTTTTTTCATAATAATTTACCCATGAAGTGGTCAAGGTATTCGTTTCAGTCTCTTCAAAATGCACTACCTGCAAAACACTCCCAGCAGGAACCCCAGATCCCCAAGACCAAGCACTAGAAGAGTATTCTGCTAAAGTCTTAGTTGCTGATCCGTCTTTAATGTTGTCTACTTGTAAATCGCTAGGCATGATTATTATTCTGGTTTAGTGGGAAATACTATCTTACTAGGATCACTATTTGATGCAGGAAGATCACGTAAATCCTGTCTGTATTTTTTCATTGCATCACTAATATTTCTATCACTTAAAGCATAAACGTCTGTTTCACTTAATAACTGATCTCTTTTAAAACGTACTTCATGAAATAACTGTTCATTTGTTTTAGGAGGATTACTAAAAGTTCCATCGTCATTTTGAATCATCCCACAACAAACATCATTTGCTATTTCTGTTAATGTTGTGTCTGTTTCGTAGGTCTTAAATACGACAATATTATTTTCTATTCTTGCGTATGCCATTTTTATTTAAGTTTGTAAATATAAACAATTGTATAAATGTTATTAGAACCTGAATAATCATGGGCAACACCTAATCCATCAGTTGCTTGTGCGGTATCAAATCGTTGCCTTATTTGATAGGTATTATTTGTGCTTATTGTATGTATAAAAGACCCAAATGAATGATTACCTACTACACCAGAAGCGGCTGCATATTCGCTAGTACCTTCTTGTAAAACAGTAGTTCCTGTTTCATCATATAAATGGGTTGTGTGCCTATTTGATTTAAATGCAGGACAAGACCAGCTTATTTGATAAGTCCCTGCCCCTAATGTGAATTTATATGTACTTGTGTGCCCTGAAACTGTGTGTGTAGTTGACTCAATGGTTACTATGTTGTCAGGATCACTAATCTCTGTATTTAAATCTCTAGTTATAAATGAACCTGTAGAACTCCCACCACCATCTGTATTATATGATTTTTCATCTGCAATAATAGCAACCGAAATAGCATTCCCAGTACCACCAGCAGGGAAAACAACTGAAGAACCTAAAGTCCCTGAAGTAATAGTTCCAGCATTTGCTATCCCACCTGAAGCAGTTAAAGCCCCACTTACAGTAGTAGTCCCATCACTCGCAAGTACCAGATTGTTACTGCCAGAACTAGAGTGCTTGATGTTTGTTACTTTAAGGTCTGAACTCATGTTGCCTCACAACTAAGTGCTTTTAGTTCGTCTGTAGTATTGCAAGAATCTACTTGTTTAGTTATATCTCTAAGCCTGTTCTTTTCTGCTACGATTGCTTTTGTGTCTGATCCAGATTCCTGTGCTTGCATAAACTTAATATCTTCTGCTTCTAGTAAAGGTTTTCGTTCCTGCCTAAGACGTTCTTTGGTGATGTCTTTTGCTTTATCTAGGTTAATCGTAATCATGCACCAACTCCGTCATAACTTTCTGTAAAGTCATACTCCCAAGCATTTCTAAAATCACGTTCTTGTGG